GAAATAGGATGCGATCATCTCAATATTAGGATCATTAAGGTAGATATTCCAGAAGCGGAAAATCTTGTTATAGAAGATATCGATAGAGTTAATGCTTCCTACAATATTGATAACATCAATACTCTAAAAGCAAAAGTTAGAGAGCGTATGGGCATTGATTCTCTTGTTTCTGTATTGGATAGTTATAACGATGATACAATTTTTATTATTAGCGATGCTGATGAGATTATTAAGCCTCAAGCAATTGAATTCATGTCCTCTATTGTTAAACAAAACCAAAACTGTATCATAAGAATTCCAATGGTATTGCTTGAAGGTAGAGCTGACTATCGTGTCTACAATAGAGACACGGATACACCCGCTGAATGGACTGGCGCTGTTATCACAACAAGACAGCATTTGAGAATAGCCACTCCAGCACAAATGAGAACCAATGTAAAGAATCCTTTTCCTGTAAACTATGTAACGCAAAACAATCAAATGATTCAAGATTTAGGATGGCACTTTAGTTCTATGGGAGGCAGAGATGTTGTCAAGCACAAGTATAAGACCTTTGTTCACTATGATGATACTTTTACCACATCATCGGTAAACGGTAAAGTTGCTTCCGTAAAGAAAATGGATTACATCGACAATGTTCTTGTTGAAGAAGGTTCGATGGGAGTTAGTGCTGAAAAAAATAGAATCCTCAAAAAGTATCCTATTGAAGATTTGCCTCCTATAATTTTTGAGTTGCCTACAGTTAAAGATTTTTTGTTTCCAACTTATAGCCCCACATCGAAAAATCAAACGAAGCAAAAAATTGAAAGAATATATCCAGAGTATGATGCGAAGTATGGCGAATGGGGATGGATTTCACTTGATAAAGCTGGATGTTTGATTGACTATGTAGATGAAATTTGCAGAGATGTTGAGAATCCTATATGCGTTGAAATTGGAGTTTATGCAGGCAAGAGCATTTTGCCTGTTGCTTTAGAACTGAAGAGAAATTCCAAAGGCCAAATCTATGCTATTGATCCTTGGACAAATGAAGAGGCAACAAGAGGATATGAGGGCCCGCACTATCAGTATTGGAGCCAAGTTAATCTACAAGAAAAATTACAATTGTTTAGGACTATCGTTGAAGACCTAGAATTGAATGAGTATGTTGTCACAATCAAAGAAACAAGTGACAATGCTCCTGAAATTAATAACATTAACTTGCTACATATTGATGGGCAACATACCGATCAGGCTCTACGCGATGCAAAAAAGTATGCTGTGAATGTTGAACTGAATGGATACTGTATTGTTGATGATGTTGATTGGGGCGAAGTTGAAAATGTTCCTAAGTTTTTAGAAAAGATAGGATTCGTGCCTATCCATTCAATTGGTTCTACTGCAATCTTTAAGAAACTTTGTTATAGGACAGATGTGGAAATTTAATTATGAAGACAGTATTATTCTATCATATCTATCTGGATGATCTAGGGCATTGGTCATCGATTGTAAACGAGCAGTTTTCTTGTGCTGTGAATTCTGGTCTATTTGATGCTACAGATGAAATGTATATTACATGTGTCAGCAATAGTTATTGGAAAACAAAGTGGTTTAGTGTTCTTGCCAACTCTTATTTCAAGAAAGCTGTGATAGAGGAAGTGCGTGATCCTTTTGTTTCAGATCAAGATATGTTAAATCACTATCCTGATTTTACAAAAAATCAAGGCAATCAAGGCGGAAATAAAAATACCGAAGCTTACACTCAAAGTAAAATCTATAATATGGCTCAAAAAGAAGACATGAAGATTTTATATTTTCATGCGCGCGGCATAACTTTTAGTTTGAGAGGACTATATGAAGCGAGAGATAGTAACAATGTTAAGTGGGCATATGATAATCAGTATCAAAAGCTGACATATCTTTCTAGACAATTTTTAAACTGGGGAGCAATTGAAAATTGGAAAACACTACATAAAGCTCTTGATACATATGATGTGGCCAGTTTCAACTATCAGACATACCTTATACCACATTTTGCTGGTAATACCTGGTGGACAAAATCTAGTTATTTGAGAACTCTTGGTGATCCTTCAAATCTAAATTGGTGGAAAAGTTTTCTGGATAATTTAGGAGATGTTAGATCGATAATAGGTTCTAACAGATACAGAGATGAATTCTGGATCAATTCAAATCCAGAAGCCAAGTTGTATAACTTTGTTGATGTAAAAGAGAATGAGAATCCTCTTAAGAACATAGTTCATAGACCTGTATATGAGAACAAGGTTCATCATCCTCTTCCAGAACCCGAAAAGCCTAAACCTACTGAACAAGAGTTAATGTTCAATGTCAACAAAGGCATGAATAAGAGAGCTTTTATCGTAGACAACTTCTATTCAGATCCTCTTGCTATTCGCGCTTTCGCGCAGCAGCAAGAATATGTTGAAGGTGGTTTTGGTCGTGGATTTATAGGAAGAAGATCAATTAAGCAGTTTCTTTTTCCTGAAGTTAAGAAGACTTTCGAATCTATTCTAAACATGAAAATTACCAAGTGGGAAGAATATGGAATGAATGGTAGATTCCAGCTCAATACAGCCGGAGAACCGGTTGTTTATCATTGTGATTCCCAAAGATTTGCGGCTATGATCTTTCTAACACCAGATGCGCCGCCATCGTGTGGAACATCTACCTTTATGCATAAGAATACAAGAGTCCATCATAACTCTAGTCCGCGCATCAATGAAGTTTTCTATGGTAGCAACCACCTTGATGGAACTCCATTTGAGAGAGTTGATAAGTTCGGAAACATATTTAATCGTCTTGTTATCTTTGACGGCGGATGCATTCATGCGGCCAGCGAATATTTTGGCATAACTATGGATGATGCTAGACTGTGGCACATGTTTTTCTTTGACGCAGAATAATTTTTAAACACTTGACATGAGACATAGGATGTGATATAAATATGTATGTCTTCGCCTGAATGGGAAGACTTAAACAACTAACTTGCATAAATGGAGTTAACACATGACTATCAATAAAATCCCCTTTTTCGATCCTATGTCTTTTTCTCTTCCTAAGCAGTTCAATACCACAATCGGATTTGAACCTATTTTGAAGAGACTTTCAGAAATGTCGGATAGCCTTCCTAAGATTCCAACCTATCCGCCTTACAATATCAGACAGACTGGTGAAAACACCTATGTTATTGAAATCGCTGTTGCTGGTTTTGGTAAGCAGGATTTGGAATTAGAGCTACAGGACGGCAAACTTACCGTCAAGGGTAATATTCAAACAAACGATACAGACGATAACTATATCTTCAAGGGTATTGCTGATCGCGCATTCACTCGTCAGTTTATTCTGGCCGATACTGTGGAAATCAAGAATGCTGATTTGATTAATGGTATGTTGAAGGTTTGGCTTGAACGCTTCATTCCTGAAGATAAGAAGCCGAAGAAGATCAACATCGGTGACGAGCCTAAGACTGAATCCAAGAAAGAACTTCTCAATGAGGATGGCAACAATGCCACCAAAGAATATCTACAAGATAGATCGGAGAAGTAATGATAAGAACACTGAAGAAACTATTCACTCGCAAGAGTGAGCATGATCGTATGTATGATTATCTTTGTCAAGCTACCGATCAAGCTCACTTAGAATGGCTTCAGCGTGAATGGGACCGCAAGTCCTATAACGATAGGAGACATTGGTAATGGCTCCTTATACTAATGAAGAAGCTGATTGGCTATCTGGCCAATGACACTATATACTGAGGAGCAATAACGCTCCTCAGTTTTTATTATGGAGAAATGTATGAATAAGACTATGCTTACTCTTGCTGCTGTTCTGTTTGCTTTTGGTACCAGTTCAGTTTATGCTACCAGTGATGTTATCCGTATTGTAGGATCATCTACAGTTTATCCCTTCACAACCACTGTCGCAGAACAGTTCGCTAAGAAGAATGGTGTTTCAGCACCAATCGTTGAAGCAACCGGTACTGGTGGTGGTATCAAGATGTTCTGTGCTGGTAACGGCCCAGATACTCCTGATGCTGTGAATGCTTCTCGTAAGATGAAGGATGAAGAGAAGAAGATTTGCGCTGAGAATGGTGTAGAAAACATCACTGAAATGGCAATCGGCATCGATGCTATTGTAGTTGCAATGTCTAAGGATCATCCTGGTATCAATCTATCAACAAACGATATCTATCGCGCTCTTGCAAAGTATGTGGTTGTTGATGGTAAGTTTGTTGAAAATCCAGTAAAGACTTGGAATGAAGTTCGTTCTGATCTTCCTACTGACAAGATCGAAGTTCTTGGCCCGCCGCCAACTTCAGGTACGCGCGACTCATTTGTAGAGTTGGTATTTGAGAAAGAATGCAAGGCTGACATTAAGAATAACAACTTGATCGTTTCAGAAGAAGATACGAAGGCATTCTGTCAATCAGTTCGTGAAGATGGCGCATACATCGAAGCGGGTGAGAATGATAATCTAATCGTTCAGAAGCTTCAATCGAATCCTGCTGCTCTCGGTATCTTCGGTTATTCATTCCTTGAAGAGAACCTAAACACTATTCAGGGCGCAACTATTAATGATGTTGCTCCTGAGTATGATGCTATCGCTGCTGGTAATTATCCAATCGCTCGTAAGCTTTATGTCTATTTCAAGGGATCACACTTTGAATCAAATCCAGACTTGAAGAAGTTTATGGATGAGTATCAGAGCGACGAGGCTATTGGCGAAGAAGGCTATTTGGCTGAGAAGGGTCTTATCCCACTTAAGTAACACTTGACAATCTGGAGAGGATGATATATACTATCATCTTCTCCTTTCTTTATAGGTATATTATGAAACTCGTTATTGAAAAGTCTGTGGTCGTTATTACCCCTACAGTGGGTTCAGCAAAACTTGCTGATGCTGTTGAGAGCGTTGCCAATCAAACATATAAAAATCTCACACATCTTTTAGTTATTGATGGCGCTAAAGAATATTTGGAACAGTTCAATAAGAACTTAGTTCATCAAGATAAAGATAACTGGAATCTAGAGTTCATGTTTTTGCCTTATAACACAGGCGCAAATGGATTCAACGGTCAGCGCATCTATGCATCAATTCCTCATTTAGTAAATGCCGATTATGTCTTCTTTCTTGATGAAGATAATTGGTATGAACCAGATCATGTCAAAACTCTTGTCTCTAAGATTGAAGAAGAAAATCTAGATTGGGCATATTCACTTCGCAAGGCATATACGCCAGACAAGCAATACATCGCTGATGATAACTGTGAAAGTCTTGGCAAGTGGCCTATATACTTCACACATAACGATCCACAATATCTTATAGACACTTCGACTTTTGCATTCAAGAGGCAGTTTATTAAGGCAACATGCCATCTCTGGCACTCTGGCGCTTGGGGAGAAGACAGGCGCTTCTTCTATGCAATTAAAGATAAGTCGAAATGGAACACAACTGGCAAACACACTCTTTGCTACAGAGTAGATAACAATCCGAATTCTGTTAATGAAGAGTTCTTCATCAAAGGAAATGCGGAACAACTTGCACATTATAAGGGACAATTACCATGGTTGATTTGACGGGTTTAATATACTCAATACAAGAGCCTCCTAATATTCTTTTGAAGAAGAGCGAAGAATTAGCATTCATAGGGCATTGCTTGATAAACGCTAATGAAAAAGAATCGCAGAACTATCAAGATGTGTTCGTGCTATACGAAACGAAGTATAAGAGAAATGGATATTTTGTAGAGTTTGGTGCAACTGATGGCAAAGATATCAGCAATACAATTCTTTTAGAAAAGAAGTATGGCTGGACAGGCATTGTTGCAGAACCAAATCCCGTTTGGCATGATGCTCTAATTAAAAATAGAACTTGCCATATTTCAAAAAGTTGTGTATACTCTAAGACTGGTGAGGAAATTGAGTTTATCGCTTCCGATACTCCTGATATTTCTGGAATCAAAGAGTTCGCTTCAAAAGATGAACACACGGCAAATAGAAATATAGGTAAGACTATTACTGTACAGACTATCTCGTTGGTCGACTTGCTTGATCAATATAATGCACCGAATGAGATTGACTATCTTTCTATTGACACAGAAGGCAGCGAATATGTTATTCTAAAAGCCTTCTTTGATAATCCTAAAAACTACAAGATAGATAATATAACGGTAGAACATAATTGGATTCAATCCGATAGAGATGCGATATACAATCTTCTTCGTGATAATGGGTATGAGAGAAAACTCGTAATGTTCTCTAGATGTGATGATTTTTATACGAAAGTGAAGTGATATGGGCAAGGATTTAATTATTGGCGGTGCATCCAACTATACTTGGGACCACTTGAAGTATTGGGTAAACTCAATTCAACGTTCAGGTTTTACTGGCGATGTTGTGCTAGTTGCTACCAACATTACAAAAGAAACAATAGATAAGCTTACGGACAAGGGCGTTAAGCTTGAGCTGTATGGCAAGCGAGATGAACATGGCAACTTTACTGCCCATTCAAATGGCGCACCTCATATAGAAAGATTTTTCTATATCTGGAATTATCTTCATAATAATAAAGACGAATACGATTATGTGATTACAACCGATACGCGCGATGTTGTGTTTCAGTCAAATCCAACACACTGGATTGATGAGTGTATACTGGAAGGATATGAATCATTAATTGTTTCTTCTGAAGGAATGAAGTATGAAGATGAACCTTGGAATAACAACAATCTTCTTGAAGCTTTCGGTCCATACTTTCATAGCATCTATAAGTCCGACGCTATATTTAACGTGGGAACGATTGCTGGCGTGGCCGAATATGTTAAAGACATGTTGTTTATGATATTCCAAATGTCTATCAATAGACCTATTCCTATTGTCGATCAAGTTGTTTTCAACATCATCATTCAACAAAGACCGTACAAGGACTTTATCAAGTATACTTATAATTCGGATGCATGGGCTATTCAGTTAGGCGTTACGATGGACGCTGTAAAGTCTGGTGCTGGAGATATTGGTATGAGCGTTGCACAGGATCCTTCAAAGATGATTCTATATCAAGCCAAGTATTTTGACGAGCAACCGAAACTTGATAATGACGGTTTTGTTGTGAATAGCGACGGCAAAAAGTTTGTAATTGTTCACCAGTATGATAGAACTCATGCGTGGAAAGACAAGATTATGGAGAAGTATAATGACTAAGAAGACAGCACTAGTACTAGGCGCTGGTGGTTTCATTGGCAATCACATGGTCAATAGACTAAAGAGTGAAGGCTATTGGGTTCGCGGTGTAGACTTAAAGCATCCTGAATTTGGCAAGTCTGAAGCAGATCATTTTGTCATTCGTGATTTGCGTGATCCAATCAATGCTCAAGAGTTGATTGGTTGGGCAGGCAGCAATCGTGGGCCTCATCAAACATGGGCTAGACAATTTGATTTGCCATTTGATGAAATCTACCAGTTCGCTGCTGATATGGGTGGTGCTGGATATATTTTCTCAGGCGAGAATGACGCAAATGTAATGCATAACTCAGCCACAATCAATCTGAATGTGCTTGATGCTGTGCGTGATATGAATGAATCATACAAAGTCAATAAGACAAAGATTTTCTATTCATCTTCCGCATGTATGTATCCTGAACACAATCAGTTAGATCCTGATAATCCTAACTGTGAGGAGTCTTCTGCTTATCCTGCTAATCCAGATTCGGAGTATGGTTGGGAAAAGCTATTCAGTGAGCGTCTGTATCTAGCTTACAATCGCAACTATGGTATACCTGTTCGCATCGGTCGTTTCCATAATATCTATGGACCAATGGGAACATGGAAAGGCGGCAAAGAAAAGGCACCTGCTGCTACATGTAGAAAAGTCATCACAGCAGATGTGGTAGTTGGTGTTTGGGGAGATGGTGAACAGACTCGTTCATTCCTTTACATTGATGATTGTATTGATGCTGTTCGTCTAATGATGGAATCGGATTTTATGGGCCCAGTAAATATTGGTTCAGAAGAAATGGTAACAATCAATGAACTAACACAGATGGTCATGAATATACGAGGCAAGAATCTTGCTATATTCCATCAACCCGGACCACTGGGTGTTCGCGGCCGTAACTCACATAACAGATTGATTGAAGAGAAGCTTGGATGGAAACCTAAGTGTTCATTGAAAGACGGTATCACTTTGACATACAACTGGATTGAGGAACAGGTAGAAAATGAAGTTTGAGTTATTGCAAAATCATCCTATGATTACTGGCAACCATAAGATTGGTTGGGGTAATCCTACCGATTACAGAGACGATGAGTTGTTAGAATCTATCTGCGATTATTTCGACAAGAGAACTAAAATTGAACCAATCTCATATGAGAATTCTGTATGGTTCAACAATGTTGAAAGACAAAAGCCAATCATAGACCTTCTGCAAAGAAGAGATTTGGATGCTTTACATGAGCTTTTTAGAAATATGTTTTCTTCTCCTCTCACTCATGGCACTGCTCAAGGTGATGTGCAAACACAACAGTTTAGGAATGATCCGAGTTTCACAGCAAGAGTTGTACAAGGAGGTTATGACAGACTTGTAAGCTTAATGGAAATGTTTGAGATTATTCCTCTTTTCTCTCCTGAAGAATATAGTTTCAATAATCGTTTCGATTATTATTTCACTATCTCTGCCGATGAATATATTAAAAAGTTGATGGACAAGTTTAATGTAGACTTGACAGCACCAAAATATTCTGGTAATCTATTGGGAATGGACACTAGCTACGGTATTTACAATGAAAGAGATATCATTGCTATTGGTATCGCTCTTCTTATTCATGAGAAGTTTCCTGATAAGAGTATGAGGATTTGTGAGATTGGTGGAGGCACAGGTCATCTGGCATATTATCTATATAAGTTAGGTTATGAGAATATCACAATCGTTGATCTGCCGACAATCTCTTTATCTCAGATGTATTTCTTATCTGTGAATTTAGGTAAAGATAAAGTGAAGTTGTTAGCCCCTCAAGAATTTACTGGCGATTATGATATTGTTGTTAATGTTGATAGTATGACAGAAATGAATATTGAGTCTGCTACAGAGTATTGTGATAAGATGATGAATAAGGCTCTCTTCATTTCAATCAACCATGAGGCCAATTCATTTACTGTTGCTGATGTTTGCAAGATGCAAAGAGTGTCAAGAAATCTCTTCTGGCTACGGAGAGGATATATCATTGAGGAGTTTATATAATGGAAAAACCTATTCTAAGATTGGGCTTCACTGATACCCCATCATCTATTGCTAATTTCTTTAGCGTGATGCTATCAGAAGATTTTGATATCAGACGAGACGATATTGCTCCTGATTATTTGATATTCGGTGATCGTAACTTTGGCGAACACAACATAACATTCAACGATAAGCGTTGCATCAAGATTTTCTACACTGGTGAGAACCAGCGTCCAGAACACTATGCTTGCCACTTCGCTATCTCATTTGACCATATTGATGATGAGAGACATTATAGACTACCTCTCTATGTGATCTATGACTTTGATAATCAGTTCAGAGATGTTACAAATACCAAGACAGTTGATCGTGAACCTCATGATCTAATCAAGAAGTTCAAAGACAAGTTTTGTTCATTTGTTGTGAAGAATGGTGCATGTGAAAAGCGTAATTACTTCTTTCAAAGACTTAATGAATACAAGAGGGTTGATAGTGCTGGCCCATTGTTTAATAACATGGGCGATATTATATCAAGAGGAGATGATATGGTAAAAGCCAAGTGTCTCTTCTTGAATAACTATAAGTTTAATCTATGCTTTGAAAATTCTAGTTATCCTGGTTATGTAACTGAAAAGCTTTACGAAGCATACATGGGTGGAGCAATTCCTATATATTGGGGTAGTCCAACAGTAGAGTGCGACTTCAACACAAAGGCTTTTCTAAACTGGCATGATTATCAAGATGACGATGCGTTTATGCAGGCTATCATTGATGTTGATACAAAGCCAGAACTATATGAAGAAATGTACCTACAACCGTTCTTCAATAGCTGGAAAGAACCTTACAACAAGTACCTAGATATGAATCGATTCCGTGGATGGTTCAAAAAGAATGTATATAAAGGAGTGTTAAACCCACTATGAAACGCAGAGCATTGATTATAACGCCAACTGGCACAAACATGTTTTTTGATGACCTATATGATAAGAACAATCATTGGCGCATGAGAAAACCAGAAGCAGACTATGATGTATGCGTGGTAGCATTCAAGGACGATTTTGAACCTGAACCGGGCACATATGATATGATCGTTCGTAAGAAGGGTCTAAAGTGGAGACTTATTCCTGAAATTGCTAAGGTAATCAAGTGGGAAGATTACGATTACATTGGCTGTTGGGATGATGATTATTGTACAGATATCCAGTCTGTCAATGCATCATTAGCTTTAGCTAGACAATATGATTTCAGAATCTTTCAACAATCTTTGACTTCATGGACTGTCTTTCCTTGCCTTGAGAACAGAAAAGATGTGGTGTTCACTGAGACAAACTTTCTTGAGTTTGGTGTGCCATTCTTTAGAAACGATATTTTCCACAAGGTACTTGAGTTCTTGAATGATTATAAGTATGAAAAGTCCGACTGGGGAATTGATAAGGTCATTTGCTATTATCTACAAGCATCCGCTCATGTAATACATAGTACATCTATCAAGCACATGAGACGCGAGAGTTCATATGATCATCAAGATGGATTCAGAGAAATGCATTATCTAATGACTGAGTTCTTCCCTAAGTATATGAAAGAGAAGTATGGTGTAGAGTATAAATACACTGATCAACAAGTTGTTATTAGTGAAGCGAGAATGAAGAATGATTAGAGACATTGATTGGTATAATGTAGCATATGACTTTCAAATAGCAGAGCCGTTCAATCATGCGGTTATCGACAACTTCTTTATGCCGGAAGTGGCCGAAAAGATTGCCAATGAATTTCCAGACTTTGATACTCCGTTTGTCAATGATCATAACAGTCCATTAGAAATAAAGAAGACACTTAATCACTGGGATAGATTTCCGGCTGTTACTTATCGGGCCTTCTCATTGTTCGGTAGACCTGATTTTATTGACAACATGAAGACTTTATCTGGAATTCAAAATCTACATTTTGATTTTGGATTGAATGGCGGTGGCTGGCACATGCACGGTCGTGGTGGAAACAACAACATTCATCTAGACTACAACATTCATCCAAAGTTAGGTCTTCAAAGAAAGCTAAACATCATTGTTTATATGACTCCTGGATGGCAACCGGAATGGGGTGGCGGTTTGGAATTTTGGTCACATGATGAAACAAACAATCAACCAAAAGAAAGAATAAAAACGATTGACAATTTGTTTAATCGTGCTATAATCTTTGACACTACACAAAATTCCTGGCACGGTCTTCCGAAAGCTATCGATTGTCCAGAGGGAATTATTCGTAAGAGTATCGCCGCATATTATGTTCATCCAGCTCCTGCTGTAACAGAACAGCGTGGTAGAGCATTGTTTGCGCCGAGAGAAGAACAAAAGGGCAATCAGGAAATTGAAAACTTGATTAAGCTGAGAGCCAGTGTAAACCAATCGGCCGACGTTTATAAGTATAAGAAATAATTTTTGAGAGGTATATAATGACTAAGAGAATGCTTGTTACAGGTGGTGCGGGATTTATTGCTCATCATGTTATTGACCATTTCCTAAAAACTACGGATTGGGAAATCGTTTCCCTAGATCGTCTTGATTATTCGGGCAATCTAAATCGTCTACACAATCTAGTTTCTCAGCACTCTAAGGAAAATCAAAAGAGAGTTAAGATTGTATGGCATGATCTAAAGTCCGAAATAAGTGAATTGACAAGAAGCTTTATCGGGCATGTTGATGTCATCATGCATTTGGCTGCATCAAGTCATGTTGATAGGTCTATTTCAAATCCGATGGAATTCTGTATGGACAATACTGTCGGTACTGTCAATCTGTTGAACTATGCTAGAACTATTCCTAATCTTGAACGGTTCATCTATTTCAGCACCGATGAAGTATTCGGTCCAGCGCCGAATGGCATTCTGTATAAGGAGCGTGATCGTTACAACTCAACTAATCCTTACTCAGCATCTAAGGCTGCAGGTGAAGAGTTCTGCGTTGCATTTGAGAACACATACAATCTGCCTATCTACATCACACATACAATGAATGTTTTCGGTGAGCGTCAGCATCCGGAGAAGTTTATTCCAATGTGTATTCGTAAGATTAATGATGGTGAGACTGTAACTATTCATTCTGATCCTACAAAGACTATTCCTGGTTCACGGTTCTATATTCATGCGCGTGATGTAGCAGAGGCTATGCATTTCTTACTTCACTTGAATGATGCTCAAAAGGCAATTGTTGCTGAACGCGATGCTGGCGGCGCCAAGTGCCCTAAGTTTAATGTTGTCGGCAAAGAAGAAATTGATAATCTTTCTCTAGCAAAAGCTATTGCTGAGGCCGAAGGCAAAGAATTGAAATATGATATGATCGATTTCCATTCTTCTCGTCCGGGTCATGATTTGCGTTATGGTCTTGACGGCAACTTCATGCGTGATCTTGGTTGGGAACCAAAGCTCACTCTCAAGGAAAGAATTAAAGAAGTTGTTGATTGGTCTCTTGCTAATAAGGAATGGATTTCAATATGAAATATGTTTTCTTAAGTGATAACGAAAAGAAAACTAAATGGCTTCCTGGTCAAGATATTCCTGATTTTTTACAAAAAATATTGAAAATCGAAAAAGATCCTGTGGGGATTGAAATTGGTACAGATGGAGGGATAACAACCCTCCATCTTCTGACTAGTATGCCGACATTGAAGTTACACGGCATTGATCCTTATATACCTTACAAAGATTGGGGTGGTAATGATTTTGCTTGGCACGGTGAAGTTGGTAAGTTGAATAACGACAACGATGATTCTTACAATGTATTCATGAAGAGAATTGAACAATATAATGATCGTTACACGCATCACAGAAAAACATCAGATGATGCTGTATCAGATTTTGAAGATGAAAGTATGGACTTCATCTTTATTGATGGTCTTCATACATACGAGCAAGTATTAAAAGATTGTAAGAATTACTATCCAAAACTGAAAAAGGGCGGTCTATTTTGTGGTCATGATTTCACAACTATTGCTGGTGTGAATCGGGCAGTATCGGAATTTTCTGTTAGTATTGGTTTAGAAAATATTGGTGTAATGAAACAAGATGTGTGGTATTGGACAAAGCCTAATGTTTGAGAATGAAAATGTAATTGAACTAAAAGAGTGTCTTACCTGTGGTTCTAATAATCTAAAGCTCACATTAGATTTAAATAAGCAACCTTTGGCCAATTCATTCAAGAAGAACAAAGACGAAAAGCAAGATGAGTTTCCTCTTGCTGTTAATCACTGTAAAGATTGTTTTCATGTACAGTTAACTCATGCTGTTAATCCTGATCTGATGTTCAAGGATTATCTGTATGTATCTGGCACATCACAAACAATGAATGATCATTTTGAATGGTTCTCTAGATACTCTGTTGAATATTACACCACAATGAACCACTTTTCTGCTCCTATGAATGTTTTAGATATTGGTTGTAACGATGGTTCACAGTTGAATCATTTTAAGAAACTGGGCATTATAACACAGGGCGTAGATCCTGCAGAAAATCTCTATGAAACTTCTTCTAAGGAACACCACATTACTTGTGGCTATTTTGACGAACAATATGTTCCACACAAATTTGCCTCGTTCGACTTGATTGTTGCACAGAATGTCTTTGCTCATAATTTTGATCCTTATGCATTTCTAAAGAATGCTCGTCGGTATATGAATGAATCGTCTTTGCTGTTCATACAAACTTCTCAGGCCGACATGATTCGTAATAATGAGTTTGATACAATCTATCACGAACACATCTCATTTTACAATATCAACTCAATGAATGAACTGTGTAAGAGATCAGGACTTAATTTGATTGATGTTGTCAAGTGCCCTCTTCATGGCAATAGCTATATCTTTATTATTTCTAGATACGCTTCACGCCCAGCTAATATTGAAAATCTAATCGATATGGAACGCAAGGCTGGTATTTTAAGTGAGGAGAAGTATAATGAATATGCATTGAAGTGTCAGGGTGTTGTAGATGATTTGATATCTTCTTTGAATGGTGCTGAGGCAGACGGATACACTCTAGTTGGTTATGGCGCAGCAGCGAAGGGAATGACTTTGCTGAACTATGCTAAAATTCGTTTAGATTATATCATTGATGATAATCCACTAAAGCAGAATCGTTATACACCAGGAATCAGTATACCTATTGTGTCATCTGATATCTTGACAGAATTCCATGAGAATGAAAAGATCATCTTTATACCTCTTGCTTGGAATTTCTTTAATGAGATTAAGAACAAGATCAAGGCAAAGAGAGATAATAAGAATGATCTGTTTTT